TTGCAAGCAAGCTCAAATTGGTGCGGGATGTCGTGGAAAAGTGCAACGAAAGGATCGTCACCAGCGGAGATCATCACGCTTTCGTCTACGGAGAACTGCGGGCCGCCGTACAGGCGACGAACCCGGAAGCGCACCGTCGAGATGTCGACGCGCACGCATTCGGGCAGAAACTGCGGCAACTAAAAGACCGATGGTTAAGCGGAATGTGCCTGGTTCAGGTGAAAAAGGGCGAAGATGTGCTATGGGCGGTGAAAACCAAGATGAACAACAGGCTGAAAAAGCCAATGAAAACAAAGGCGGGCACCCCCTCAACCCCTCAGTCCCCCTCAGTCCCAGCTACCGGGAGGTGAAACGTGTGAAAACGTATAGAAGTACAAAACGTGAATCAGTTTTCCCCCGCGTGCATTGAAACTGAGGGGGACTGAGGGGTTGAGGGGGGTACGACCGTTGATTTTGTTAGGTAATTCGGAACAGCCTGCCCCCGTCGATAAGGGGTTGTCGAGGTAAACAATACAGGAGTACCGTTAAATGAAGCCTGAACACACTTTGTTGTCGCTGCCGCTGACGCCGCGGCCTGAGAACTTGCATTGTTATCTGGTGAGCAATGATAAATCCGCGGTGCAAGCTGCCGGCGATCGTATGTTGGCGGAAGCCGAACGGCGCGGTATCGATGTCGCGTTGCCGGTGATTTTGGCTACGCCATTGACTGGCGAGTACATCAAGCGCGTTCAGCGGGCGTTCTCGCGGGTCAGCGCGGAGGTGGCCGATTGCATCGCGACCATGAAGGACCAACACCTGTCCATTGTGGGGACAGCTGCCGGCTGCCCATTCGACAAAGATCTTATGGAACTGCACTAGAGAAAAGCCCCGGCCTTGCGGCCGGGGCTTTCGGTTTCGGATTGGCGGACTACAGATCAGAGGAAGGACGCGGCCAACACCGCTATGGCGATGCCGGAAAGCAGCGTCGACCAGTTCAGGGCTCCGCCTTCTATGGTTATGTTGGCGATCGCCAGGGCGATACCGAAGAGTCGGGTCATAGCCGGTGCTCCTCGGGGATGCCGTGGCGCTCGTACATGTCCATGAGCTTGGCGACGACCATGGGGATCTTGGCCTTGCCCTGGCTCATGCGGTAGACGGTCGACCGGCCAACGCCGAGCAGGCGATTGGCGGTCGACACGTTGTAGCCGAGGGCCGCGAGGCCGGCCACGAACCGTTCGCAGGTCATGTTCGGCCCTCCGGCTCCGGCTCCGCCGGCTCCGCCGGCTCCGCCGGCTCCGCCGGCTCCGCCGGCTCCGCCGGCTTCGCCGCGGGCTCCGCCGGCCGCCAGCGCACTGCGCCGCGGCCGCTCAGAAGCCTGTGGATCGCGTCGGCCTCCGGCCGGGATATCTTCCGGCCGGCTCGATTGGACGCCTGGATGGCCTTCTCTACGGCTGTGGGGCTGTATCTGGTCATGATGTCGGCTCCGGATTGATCCAGTCGATCGGGACTTCGCCGGCGCCGCATGTGCCGCAATTGCCGAAGTCTTCCACGTTGGTGATCTGCCAGTCCTGGACCGCGGGCGACCAGCAAACGAATGCTGGTACTGCGATGTCAGGGGACTTGCATTTGGCGCAGACCGGGGTCTGTTTGATCAGCCGGACTTTGACATCCTGCACGATACGGACTTCGTGCCCTTTGGGTCCGACACGGTGCAGGGTTGCGGTCGCGCCGCGTCGGCGCAGGTCGCGCGCGTGCCAGCGCGCGACTGCCAGGGTGGTGAATTGGCGCGGGAACCAATCAAGCGGCAATGACACCTTGTGATGGGCTTCGATTATTCGACGGGGGGCTTCCATCACCACACCTTCAGGGTTTCGAGGACTTCGCGATCGCGCTGCGCCATGATCTGGTACTCGCGCGGGAGGGCTTCGAAGTGGGCTTGCACTTCGTCCATCACGGCGCGCTGTTCTGCGCTCATGAACAACACGGTGCCGATACCGACTTGGTACGGATTGCAAACCATCATGGCGCCCTGCCACGCGGCTGCGGCTAGCGTTGTCGATCGGGGGCAGCGTGCCAGGAGTTGGCCGCGGTGCTTGCCGCGGGTCGCATAGGCGCCTTCGAGGGCGGATTTGGCGATTGTTGAGAGGGTCATTTCAGGTTCTTTCATGTTCGGTTTCGGGTTCCGGCGTTTCGCCGCTCATGCCGCGCGCTATGGCGCGGCATGCGCTGCGAAAGCTAGATCTTGCCGATGCATTCCGGGCCAAAGCCTTGGGCGATCGACTCTGGGACTGTCAGGCGCCGCGCACAGCGGCCGCAGCGGCCCTCATGCCATATCTCCAATGCGTCCGGCATGATGCCGCGGGCGATGTGGCGCCAGGTCCAATCAAAGGCGCGCGCTGAGGGCGCATCGCGGGAGATGTCGCCCGGCTTCGGCACCTTGCGTCCAAGCCAGAACATGCCGCGGGAGACGCGCCCAAGGTATTTATAATCCGCGGTATTGTCCGGACCATTAAGCACGCCAACGAAGTGGGCGGTATTGTCGGGGCTCGCGGTTATCCGATAGGTGAAGCGCGTGCCAGTCTTGACGCTAACGAGCGTAACGACAGCTTTACCGGCAAGCAAGAATTGCATCGCATCATGCGTTGAGGTGAGCTTGCCGCGCATGTCCGGCGCTTCGGTAGTTGTCGCGGCCGATTCGGTTTCAAAATCGGAGTCGTCGATATCGATACACATGTCAGGTTCTTTCATGTCCGGTTTCAGTAATGGGTTATATGTGCCGATCGGGACACGGTGTCAAGGGGGTTTAACGATCGGTATTGCCGGGTTAGGCAAAACGAGAAGCAAAGGCGGCCGATCTTTAGGAAGCGGATTCCGCCAATGCGGCGCGTGCTCACATTGAACATGTCACCATTCCAACCATGCGAGAACGGTAGCGAGGCCGGCGCCGGCGCCGGCGAAGCTTGCGAGGAACATCAAGGTTTCGATTTCAGTCATGCTCTGTCCTGTCAGTTTCGGTTTTCGGCGGTATCGCCGCTCAAGCGGCCGCATGATGCGGCCGCTTGCGCTGCGATATCAGCCGACCACGAAGCCGCTGTGATCGTTCTTGGCCAGACCTTTGGCATAGAGCGCGACGGCTGATCCCATCGGGTCAATATGGCGCACATCGGTATCGTCGCCATCAACCACGGGGAGTCCGAGGAAAGAGGCTTTCGCGGTCAACATATCTTCGACCACGGCGCGATTGCGGAAAACCACGGCAATGCGCATGCCGGCATCGATCGCAATCTTGACCTGTGATTGGAACGCGGGAAGCCCCGAATAGCTAAAGGTCAGGTCATAGTTCGCGGGAATGCCGCGGCGATTCGCCAGCTTGGTATAATCATAGAATTGGACGTTGGGGAAAGCTTGGATAATGCCATAGTTTTCCCATCGTACATCGGAGGTGCCATTAAGCCTGACAAGCAGGATCCAACCATGTTTAGCGGACCGCGCTTCGAAACGCGCGACGTCGCGCTTAATCATCGCAACGGCGGCCTCTTTGTGCTGGAACAGGAACAGGGTCTTGCGCAAGCGCGACAATTGCACGGAGGTCATTGCGCCGCGACCCGCGGTATTGAGGCAAGGCTTATGGCATTCGGCAAGCGCCGCGTTGGCACATACGTTCATGCCCGACATACGATAAGGCGCAAGATAAAGAATGGCTGTGCGGAAGCCTAAGCGGTTTCCCTTGATGACTTTGGTGGAACCATCAAGGCGAAGCATTGCCTTGGGCGCCTGTGAGAACCACCGAAGATACTTCGGAGATGACAGAATCTGTTCGCGAGTCGCGGGATCAATCTGTTCCAGATTGAAGATCAGGGTATCGGCGGAGAACTTCATGTTATGTTCGTTTCCTGTTAAGTTATCGACGCCCCATATGTACCGATCGGGACAACGCAATGCAAGCAGATTCTTCAAATAATCTGAAAAATAAAAAGCGGCGCCCACAGGAAGGTAACGCGGCATGGCGCGCTGCAATGCACGCGAGCCGAATGGAAAAGGGGAATCGAAAGCGGCGCCTATGTAGCGCGATAACGCAACACGATGGTTCGCCTTGCAGTCAACTCGCTATGACGGGAGTCCATGTTTGCGTGTGGCACGGCGGGAGGTCTGTTCAAGTCTTAAGAGGTTTGCGCAATGCGAAAGACAAAGCGGCCAACAGACCTAGCGGCGCCATTGGAAGCGCACTTGCGGCAAGGTTCCGAAGGGCGGGAGAAAGAGAAAGACTCAACTCTACGAGAGCTCGTGAAACAGTCGCTTTTAGCGATTCTGACTGATTCTACCGCAAATGCTGCGGCAAAAGCCTCCGCAAGCCGAACATTATTAGAGTATTTCTCGAATGACCGAACAATCAACGGAAGTGGTAAGAGTCGCGGCGCCGATATGACTCTTGCCGAGCTCGAACAATCGATTGCCGAGCTCGAACACAAGTAGCGCGCGCGCCGCGGCGCCCCATTTACCCTATGAGGGCAACGCGTACCTTAAAGATATCAGCAAGTTAGCGCGGAAGTGTCTGCGCTTGTGTCCCAAACGCGGCGCCGATCGGGCGCTTGACGTAGCGGTACGTTACCTGGGGTAAGCTTACGTAGCGTCACGTTACGTAGGGTCAGTTGACGCAGCGTCACCTTACGCTGCGTCATCAGTAGAACTACGTACTTACGCTGGGTCAGGTAGGGTATCGCCCCCTGGCGGGCCCCCTTCGGCGCAGCCGAGGCACACGCAACCCTGCGTGGCAAATGTTTAGCTTGAAACTGTTTTAGGTATCTACGGTTGTATTGAGCGCCTCTATAAATGCACTGACCCACTCTTCGTCCACCCACACTCCGGTCTTTCCCGACGCCACGCCCGCCGCCTGGCGGGCGCGCGCCGTAAAATCTGCGGCAGTTGGCGGCGTGACCGTAGAATCTTCGGCTGCTGGCGGTAAGCTCCGTTCGGCGTTCGGTTCGGCGATCGGCTCGGCCTTCCACACCTCAGACGGCTTGCGGTCGATCCGCTCCGTCGACTCTTCTATATAAGGTGTGAGCTCCGCGACGTGTTCGCTCGCGAGCTCGAAGTTACGCTTGTGCCAGGGCCCCCGCCGCCATCGCAGCTTCCGTCTTCCGGCTTCGGTCAGTGCCAGCCGGCCCCAGTCGTTCATGGCCAAGCCTTCGTCGATCAGTTCGCGCGCCGTGGTGTGCGTGCAGTTGAACGATGCGCCGTCTTCCAGCAGCTGCAGTGCACGGTCGGCTTCTTGTGACAGCATGGCCTTATGCTCTATGGTTCTCTAAGCTCCCCAACATAGCGGAAGCCCGCGATGGCCGCCATCATCCGCCCGGTCCGGAGCGTTTCCTTCTCGGATCTCAACCGCGTCGCGCCCGATCGGCTCGACGCTCAGATCCAGAACCTGATCGACGCGATCCACTCTACGCAGAAGGCGCTCGCAGACATCCGCCGCGACGACGGCAAGCTGAAGAACAGCTCGGTCGGACCTGACCAGCTGGCCGTCCAGCTGCGCCATTCGCGCAAGGAAATCGACAGCATTGAACAGCGCATCATCCAGACCGCCCAGGCGGTCGGAAGTGTCGCCAGTCAGATGTCCACGGTCACGCGTGATGTCGAGCTCCGCGCCAAGGACGCCGAGAACGCCGCGTTCTCGGCCATGCAGTCGATGTCGGACATCGCCCAGGATTCTGCCGCGGTCGTCAAGGCGCGCGACGCGATCGTTAATGCCAACGACACCGCCGAGACATGGGCCGATGACGCGCAGAACTGGGCGGACTTCGCCCAGGCGCAGGCCCAGAATGCCCAGGCAGATCAAGAACACGCTGCAGGCTGGGCCGAATTCCTGGCCGGCCCGGTCGTCAACCCCCAAGACGCGCCGGCGTATATCGCCGGCACCCCCTGGGGTCACGGCCTCTATTATCAGCCGGTCGAGGGCGGCTTGGCGGGATTATGGTCTGCCAAATGGTGGGCGCTCTATGCCCAGCAGCTGGTCGGCCATTGGAACTTCTACTATCTGGGCGCTTGGCCGACCGCGCCCTTCCCCGGCCAGACCAACCCCGACACCGGCCTGACCACGCCTAACCCCTTGGCGCCCGGCTCTTTCTACTACAACACCCAGTATCAGAAGCTCTACATCTGGGACGGCACGCAGTGGACCAGTCCGACCTCGTTGTCGCCGGCCTATCAGCAGAACTACATCTATAATGCCACCGCCGGCCAGAAGGCGTTCTCCGGACCGGATCGCGACGGCAAGGTGCCGAGCGTCGCCACAGGATCCGGCAGCGACGTCCACCTCAACGGCGTCAAGCTGGTGCCCACAACTGACTTCACCGTCGACCAGCCAACTTCGACCCTGCACCTGATCGTCGGCGCGCCGGCCGGCGCGGTCGTTCAGTGGGACTTGCTGTTGCCGGTGAGCGATCTCGCGCCTGGTGCGATCAGTGTGTTCAAGATCATGATCGCGCCCACCCCGAACGGCACCAATACGGCGTTCACAATGACTTACAATCATCCGACCTTGGGCGCCCAGCCGGTTGCTGCCACACAGGTTGCCGAGGTGGCGGTTTCGCTCGACGGCATTGTGCAGGAGCCCGCGGTCGACTTCTCGGTTGCGGGCGCCAATCTGACGTTCTCGACCGCGCCGCTGCTCGGCGCGCACATCTGGGGCACCTGGCACGCCTCCGACCTGATCATCCCATGAGCCAGAACGCCCGCGTCGCACACTGGATTCCGGTCACCGACGACGCTGATCCGGCTGAGGTCATTGCGGCCTCAGGAGTCAGCGGCCTCGGTCAGGTCATCCCGACGATCTTCACTGCGGCACAAGGCTTGGCGGGGCCCCCAGGCCCGCCTGGTCCGGCCGGGTCGACCGGGCCGAGTGGTCCGGTCGGCCCGTCGGGCGCGAATGGCGCTCCCGGCGCGCAGGGGCCGATCGGCCCTACCGGCCTCACCGGAGCGCAAGGCGTTCCGGGCAACACCGGGCCGGCCGGGTCGACAGGGCCCCAAGGCGCGCCAGGGCCGCAGGGCATCCCAGGTCCGACCGGCCTTACAGGCCCGATCGGCCTTACCGGAGCAACCGGCGCGACCGGAACGCCTGGTGCCGCCGGCCAGGATGGCGCGGTCGGCGCGCAGGGGCCGAAAGGAGACCCCGGCTCGACCGGGCCTCAGGGCGCCACTGGTGCCCAAGGAGCTCAAGGGATTCAAGGGCTTGTCGGGCCCGCCGGCGCCGTCGGCAACACCGGCCCGCCGGGCGCGACCGGCGCAACCGGCCTCCAAGGCGCGCCCGGAACCACGGGTGCCACCGGCAGCCAGGGGCCCAAGGGCGACATCGGCCTGACCGGCCCCCAAGGTCCGATCGGCTTGACCGGCCCGACCGGCATCGACGGCCCGCAAGGTGTCAAAGGCGACCCCGGCGCGACCGGGCCGGCGGGTCCGCAGGGAATCAAAGGCGATAAAGGCGATCCAGGTACGCCTGGGGCTACCGGAGCCGTCGGCGCGGCGGGTGCTCCCGGTGCGACCGGGCCCCAGGGCAACACTGGCCCTGCGGGCACGAACGGCCAGGATGGCGCGCCCGGCGCGATCGGCGCCACCGGCGCGGCAGGCGCCCAAGGCATTCCGGGCGTGCAAGGCCCGCCTGGCGCGACTGGTGCGACCGGACCCGCGGGCCCACAAGGCGCTCAAGGTGTCGCCGGTGTGACCTTCCCAGATGCGCCGAACGACGGTTTGCAATACGCCCGCCAGAGTCTCGCTTGGTCCGTGGTAAACTCGATGCCGTTGGTGATCGATGGTGGGGTGTTCGGATCTTTATTCTAACAGGGAGACTTGTGATGGCGGTTCACTATGAGATCCTCGAAGGCATGGCCGCCGTGATCGACGGTCCGGCCAACATCATCGTCAAGACCGGCAACGAGCCGATCATCGGCACGCCGGTCATGGCTATGGAGGCGATGGAAGAGCGCGAGGCCGCTGCCGCGAAGGCGAAGAAGTCCAAATGAGATCTAAGACACCAAAGGAGGATGCGTCCGATGAGCGTCAACAAAAAGCACGAAGACAACCACGCAAAGGACAAGGACGAGCCCGCGGCCGCGCCAAAGCCAGGGCATCCGCAGCCAAAGGATCAAAAGGATCCGATGTCGACACCGCCCGACAGTCCGCTGTCGCCGACAGAGCCGCCGAGCCAAGACCCGAAGCACGAGTCGAAGCGGTAGTTTCTAACGGCTCGCCGCCTGATCCGTCCGAGTTCGTCGGACCGCGTAATGTCCTGCGCGAGATGTACGCGGTCGCGGCGGGCTACAACGCCGCGCGCGTCATCAAGGAGCAGTACGACACCAACAATCCGCCGCCGCCGGCGCCGGATCCGCCCGCCGCTGACCCGCCGCCGATCGTGCGCGTCAGCGCCGGGCATCCGATTCCATTCGACCCGACCAACCCAAAGTATGTTATCGTAAGGCCGCAGACCCGCTCCCGCATCCGTCGTTGATTACGCACTTGATTACTAACCCTCTGATAGAGAGGTGGATGCGATGACCAGCCAGTACCGCCATCGGCGGACGTCGATCTCGTCTGCGTCATTCCCCAATCCGATCGAGCCGGGCGAGATCACCGTCAATACGGCGAACCGTCAGATCGCGGTCGGCGACGCGGCCTCGGCCAGCGTCGGCGCGCCGAAGAACCTGCTGGCGATCCGCATCTTCGACACCTCTGCGCAGTACGCGATCGGCGACCTCGTCACCAACAACGCCAACCTCTACCGCGCGAAGGTCGCGATCGTGCCGGGCCCGTTCGTCCTGGCGCAGTGGGATGACGTTGGCGGGCTTGCCACCATCAACGACAGCCCGCCGCAAGGCGTGCCGGGCCGCTTCTGGTGGGAGAGCGACACCGGCATCCTCTGGGTCTACTACGACGACGGCAATTCCACCCAGTGGGTGCAGATCGGCGCCGGGTCGACGACGGATCCGAGCAAGGTCGCCAAGGCCGGCGATACCATGACTGGCGCGCTGCTGCTCGCTGTCGGCGAGCCGAGCGCGGCTACGGCCGCGACGCCGAAGTCCTATGTCGACAGCACGGTCGGAGCCGCGGCCGCGGCGGTGCCGGCCGTGCGCTACGATGCCGCGCAGGCTTTGACTGCCGCACAACAGGTGCAGGCGCGCGCCAACATCTACGCTGCGCCGTTCGACGCGCTCGGCTGGAGCGGCATGCAGATCAACGGGTCGATGGAGGTCAGCCAGGAACGGGGAACAACAGCATTTGCAGGACCGGTTGGCTATGTTTGTGATGGATGGCAGTTTAGCAAAGTCGGCACCGCATCCGTAAGCGTCGGCACCAATCCTGTTCCAGGATGGTTTACCGGATTACTTAGTTTTGTATATTGCACTGTTGCCACTGGGGCGAGTTTAGCTGCTGGAGATATTTATTGTTTCTTGCAGAACATCGAGGGCTATCGCATTTCACGATTGGCGTGGGGTACTGCAAACGCACAGCCGATCACCATAGGCTTTTGGACTTCACATCACAGAACCGGAATTTATTCGGGAGTTGCCCGGAATGGTGCTGGAAATCGCTGTTATGCCTTTACTTATACGCACAATGTCGGTGATGTTGCACAATACAATGTTGTTACCATCCCGGGCGATACGGCTGGGACATGGGCTGCTGATAATACCTTGGGAATGGTGATTACCTTTGCCATCGCTGCGCCGGTAGGAGGCACATATACCGCACCGACTCTCAATAGTTGGGTTGCCGGAAACTACTTTGCTGGAATCGGGCAGATCAATGCTGTCGCCGCTACTTCTGATGCTTTCCGTATCACCGGCGTCATCGTCCTGCCCGGCATCGAAGCCCCCTCCGCCGCGCGCTCGCCATTGATCATGCGGCCATATGATCAGGAGTTGGTGACGTGCAAGCGGTACTATGAAAAGTTAGGCTCCGGTCTTCATGGAGCAGCCGTAGGACCGACCATTTTCTGTGGCGCGGGTCGGTATTCGGTCGAGAAGCGGGTCGCGGCCACTCTTACCGGAATAGCGGCGCCTTCTATCTATCGTGCAGGGGTTGGTTATTCAACAGGCTCTGGATCAGTTTGGAGCTTCAACGTTGTGGCAAGTGATAGTAAAGGATTTGGATTTGAAGTGAACGGGTTTACCGGTCTGGTCAACGGGGCAGGGGGTATATTCAACGGCTCCGATCAAATTACTGCAGATGCGAGGCTCTAATGGCAGACTATCAACTCACCGCGACCGACAGCGTCATCCGTACCGCGGACGGAGCCGTCATCCCGAACGATCCGGCCAACCGCGACCGGGTCGAATACGAGGCCTGGCTCGAAGACGGCGGCACCCCGGACCCCTATGTCCCGCCGCCCGCGGTCGCTCCGACACCGCAGCCTGAGACCGTGACGCTCTACGATCACGAGAACCGCCTGCGCGCGATCGAGGGCCAGCCGCCGCTGACGCTGGCGGACTTCGCCGCCAAGATGGGCGGCAAGCCGGCGGTGGATCCTGAACCCGAGCCCGAGCCCGAGCCTGAGCCCGAGCCTGAGCCCGAGCCCACGCCCACGCGCAAGTCTGCCCCGGCGGCCAAGAGGAAACGCTGACATGGCGATGGACTTCCCCGCCAGTCCGACCGTCGGCCAGGCCTTCACCAGCGGCGCGGTGACCTACGTATGGAATGGCACTGGCTGGGCGGTGCAGGCGACATCCGGCGCGTATGTTCTAAAGGCCGGCGACACCATGACCGGCGGGCTGGTCGTCAACGCGGCCGCGCCCCAGCTCAGGGTGACGAGCGCGGGCAGCGTGGGGATCCGCTTCGAAACCGCCGCCGGTGCCAATCAGGTGGTGCTCAACGGGTTCAAGAACAGCCTGGCGCGCTGGTCGATGGCGTTTCCCACGACCGATCTCGAATCCGGCAGCAATGTGGGCTCAAACCTCGCTGTTCTGCGCTACGACGATGCCGGCAACTTGATCGACAGTCCGTTCAGCATCAACCGCCAGAGCGGCGTCGTTACCGGAAACGGACTGGTCAATTCTTCTGTACAGACGCTCACCGTGCCGCAGCAGACGCAGACGCGCGCGAACGTTTACGCCGCGCCGTTTGATGCGATGTCCTACAACGGAATGCAGTTCAACGGCTCGATGGATGTCAGCCAGGAGAACGGGACGACGCAGATAGCTCTCGGTGCCGGAAAGTACGTTGTCGATGGTTGGCAGATATTCTCGAATGGCGTACAGGCAGCGTATGGCCAGGCGGTTGGGACTTCAATGCCCGGAATAACGCGCGCACTACAGATCCAGGTCAATCCGGCCAATCCGTCCCCTGCTGCTGCTGATTATGTCCAGTATCAACACCGCATTGAGGGTTATCGGATTGCGCGATTGGCTTGGGGAACAGCGAACGCCGCACCGATTACGATAGCGTTCTGGATATTGGCTGTAAGACCGGGGACGTATTCTGGATGTGTCGGAAACAACGCAATCAATCGTAGTTACGCTTTTACTTTTACGATTAATGCTGGTTCTACATGGGAATACAAGGTCATTACGATACCGGGAGATACGACCGGTACGTGGGCTACAGATAATACGATAGGAATAAGACTGATCATTTGTATGATGTGTAGTAGTACGTATCAAACAGCGCCGAATGTTTGGACTGCGGGTAACTTCGTCGGAGCGACAGGCACTATCAATGGCGCCGCAGCAGCCACCGATATAATGCAGCTTTCCAGCGTCGTCGTTCTTCCCGGCGTCGAGGCTCCGAATGCCTCACGTTCGCTATTCATTATGCGGCCGTTTGATCAGGAGTTGCAGACGAGCAAGCGATATTGGCAATCCATCGTTTGTGGTTGGACAGCATGGTGCGGTGACGGCAATTCTTATCCAATGACGATGCCATTTCCAGTCAATATGCGCGTCGCGCCGACACTCGATGCGAGTAACATGACGGCGCCTGGCACCGGCGGCAACATCGCTGGTTATCCGCAGTACTCCGCGCAACCGAACTACTTTGGCATTACGTTGGCTTCTGGCGGCGCTAAAATATGCGGAGCGAGTGGATTTATGAAACTGGACGCGAGGCTGTGATGGCCGCGATCAGCATGCCGGAGGCCGTTGGTTCGATATGATGATCGAAGCCACGGGCAAGGCCGCCTCAGCCGTCGCCAGCGCGATGACCGGCAGCCCGCTGGCGCTCGCGCTGCTGGTCGTCAATGTCGGCTTCCTCGGTTTCGCCGCCTACGTGCTCGGTGAGGTCGCGTCCAATTCGGCCGAGCGCAACAAGTCGCAGGTCGAGCTGATCAGCAAGCTGGTGACGGACATCCGCGACTGCCGGCAAGGTCCGCGGTCATAAGGAGGCGACCATGACAGGCATGATTGGCGCACTGATCGGCGTGATCATCGCGCTCGTAGTCCTCGGCGTCATCTGGTGGGCTATACAGCAGCTACTGCCGCTTATTCCGATCGGTGAACCGTTTCAGACGATCATCCGAATCCTCATGACGGTGATCATCGTGCTGATCGTGATTTGGGTGATCGTCGTCTTGCTCGGGTTCGCAGGAGTTCACGTCCCGAGCCCCTTTCGCTGAGAGCCAGGTCGACCCGTTGCCGCCCTATCCGCCAGGGCCGCCGTCGATCTGTGTTGGTTGTTGATGCCGGTGTGATAGCGTCAGCGGTCAACTGCTAACCAAGGATACCTTCCATGAAGAGACTGGCTCTCGCCGTCGCGATCGCGGCGGCCTTCACCGTGTCTGCGCAAGCCGACGTCTTGCTGCAGTTCGATATCCTGACCAATCCGGTGCCGCAGAGCGCGAGTGATCCATGCGTCATCTGTGCCACGCAGCAGGCACATAACCCTGTCGGGTTCGGATTTAATAACTTTGTATCAACTGGCAGTACAACCAGTGGTACGTTCTTTTCCACCAACCTGGTTGGCGGATCTCTTGCCAGCGGCGACGAGGTCGACGCGGTCCCCTACACCGCCGGACAAATCATCGCCGCGCTCGCCGATCGCGTCACCTTCGGCGTGGCGATCGACGTCAACAGCGCCGAAGGCGCGCCGCCGATGACGTTGGATTCATTCCGCCTGTTCCGGGTCGACGCGACCAACAACAACATCGAGGTTCTCGCGCACATCGACGGACCGATCCTGATGCCGGACATCCGTCCCGGCAACGGCATGGGCGACTACATCCTCTCAGGCTTCGACCTCTCCAGCCTACAGCCCGGCGATCGGCTGATCTTCCGCGCGCAGTTCGAGGGCGCGACGGATGGCGGCGAGAGCTTCTACCTCGTTCCGCTGGCGGTCCCGGCACCGATCGTCGGCGCCGGAATCCCTGGCCTTATCTTCGGCTGTATGGCACTGCTCGGGTTCGGTCGCCTGCGTCGCAGGCGCGCTGTCACTTAACTTCCCCCAACCCAACCGACTTAGCCTCCGGTCATTGGCCGGGGGCTTTTTCTGGCGTAGAACCGCTAATGCTTCCTCAATCAGGAGTAAGCGCGATGAAGAAATCCAAGCCTGCCGCCAAGACCCGCCCGGTGCCGCCGGCCAAGGGCAAACCCCACACCCCGCCAGTTCCCGTCAAAGGCGCCCGCCGCGTTCCGAAGGAGCGTTGACATGGCATTTCCGCCGCGTCCGTCTGGACCGCCGCCCGGTCCGCCGCCTGGTCCGCCACTCCCGCCGAAGCGGCCCGTGAAGAAGCCGATGCCCTCGATGCCAGTAGGCGGCCCGATGGCGGGACCAGGAGCGGGTCCGCTGCCAGGGCCGACGCCAGGCCCGATGCCGCCGGCTCCGCCGGCGGGCCCCGCCGGAGCCGCCATGCCGCCGGCCGCGCCGCCGCTGCCGCCACGCCGGACCATCCGCAAGATGCCACTGAGGTAGCGGCCCGATGCCGATGAAGTCACAAGCGCAGCGGCGCGCCATGTATGCGGCAGCGTCAGGCAATTCCGCGGTTGGCATCCCCAAGAAGGTAGCCAAAGAGTTCGTGGCCGCCGACAAGCCCGGCAAGCTGCCTGAGCGCGCGCAGCCCGCGCGCAAGACCATTCGCAAGCTGCCATTGAGGTGAACTATGGCCAAGATCACCAAGGCGCCGACCTTCAACCCGATCAAGCCGCTGCCAACTGCAAAAGCTCCGCCCCCGTCGAAGACGATGGACAACTTCACCCATCACACTTCGCCGGTACAGGGCCCGCAGATACAGCCGATGACCAACATCAACGCGCAGTCTCCCGGTGCGAAAGTGAAGATCACCGCAGACATTCCGATGCACGTTGTTAAGCACGATGACAGCAGTAGCAGTAGCAGCTGAACGCAAACGACAGCTCAAGCTCCTCAAACGCAAGCGCGCGATCCTGGTCGCCCGCAACGACCTGATCGCGTTCACGCAGCTGATGATGCCGGATCCGAACTTCGACGACGACGTCACCCGATCGCTCTACAAGCCGCAGCGGTTCCACAAAGTGATCGGCGCCGCGCTCGAAGAAGTCGAGCGCGGCGACTACCGCCGGCTGATGATCAATGTTGGCCCGCGCTTCGGCAAGACCACGCTCGCCTCAGCGATGTTCCCGGCCTGGTACATCGGCCGCCATCCGGACCGTTCCATCATCGTCGCGACCTACAACGAGCACTACTCCTGGGATCTGGGTCGCCGCGTGCGCGACATCATGGAAACCCCCGAGTACCGCCAGGTATTCCCCGATGTCGAAATCAAGGTCGGCGCCAACGCCGTTAACCGTGTCCAGACTACTCGCGATGGTGTGGTCTTCTCGGTGGGGCGAGGGTCATCCATCACTGGTCGCGGTGGTCACTGCATCCTACTCGACGACCCGATCAAGGACCGCACTGAGGCGGACTCGATGCTGGTGCGGGAGAAGCTCTGGCAGTGGTACAACCAGGTGCTCCGCACACGCCTCATGGACTCCACCGGGACAATTGTTATCGTTCAGACCCGCTGGACCGAGGACGACCTCGTCGGACGCCTGATCGATCCGATGAATCCCTACTACAATGTCGAAGAGGCCAAGTCCTGGCGCAAGATTGACCTGCCGGCTTTAGCCGAAGACGATGACATCCTCGGCCGCAAGCCGGGCGAGCCGCTGTGGCCGGAGCGGTTCACCAAGACCTACCTGGAAGAGATCCGCGCGACGGACCCGCGCGGCTTTTCTGCGCTCTATCAAGGCAAGCCGTCGCCGCAACAAGGCGCGTTCTTCCAAGCCACCGACCTGGTCGGCTACAATAAGATGACCGACATGCCGCCGTGGCATAAGCTGCGGTTCTACGGCGCGTCCGACCATGCGGTGTCGACCGACCGGGTCGCCGACAAGACCTGCCTGATGGTCGTCGCGGTCGATGAAATCGACCACATCTGGGTCATGCCCGACATCGTCTGGGGCAAGTTCGATTCGCACACCACGGTCGAGGCCATGCTGGTGTTGATGAAGAAGTACAAGCCGCAGTTCTGGTGGGCGGAAGGCGGCGCCATCACCAAGTCGCTCGGCCCCTTCCTGCGCAAGCGCATGGCCGAGAAACAGGTGTTCTGCGCCATCGATCCGATCAATCCTGCGTCCGACAAGCAGCAGCGCGCGCAGGCGATCCAGGCCCGATCGAACATGAAGATGGTGCACTTCCCGACCTTCACGCGCTGGTGGGCGGAAGCGCAGGATCAGATCCTCAAGTTCCCGCACGGCGCCAAGGACGACTTCGTCGACGCGCTGGCGCTGATCGGGCTCGGCATTGCCAAGATGCACGGCCGCAAGCGCAACAAGCCGCCCGAACCTGATATGGTGGCTGGTACCTTCCGTGAGATGATCCATCGCTCCCGACTACGCGAGGGTAACGATCGCCGGGCGAGGAGTTTGCAGGGATGGTAGACACCTTCACTTACGGTGACAGCAACACCGGCGAAAGCCCGGACGCATCAGGCGGCGGACCTGGCGCGGCGGACATTAACTCGGCGACCGGCAAACCTAACTCGATACCGCGCGACAACCCGGATCCGGTCGATCGGCGCAAGCGCCTGGTCAACAGCTGGACCAGCAGGGTCAAGCGCGCCAAGAAGTTCTGGGCGCCGGCGTTCACCCGGATGCGCGAAGACCAGGAGTTCGCCTTCGGCAAGCAGTGGTCGAAGGACTACAAGGACCGCCGCTATGTGGCCAACCTCACTCTTAGATTAGTCGCGCAGAAGACCGCGTTCTTGTATGCGAAGAACCCGAAGGCGGTCGCGAAACGGCGTGAACGCCTCAACGCCACATCTTGGGACGAGAGCCAGACCACGCTCACGCAGCTGATGCAGAGCGGCGCCATGATGATGCAGCAGGCTGGCGCCGGCGGCCTGCCGCCTGGCATGGGCGGCGCGCCGATGGGCGCGGGACTGCCGCCAGGCGCAGCCGGCGGCATGCTCAACATGGCGCAAGGCGCGATCTCCGGCATGCTGCCGACCGCGACCGGGCAGCCGCCCGACGTCGGCATGATGATGGCTGGCGGAGCTCCCCCGCCCCCGCCCTCGATGACGCCCTCGCCCGGCATCAACCAGATCTCAGGTTCGGTCGGCGCCGCGCTCGGCGGCGCCTCCATGCCGGCCATGGG